TAGTTTTCAAACAATTTAGTTGATTGATACTTTCCCATTTATATCCTTTTCTTTGTCTATAATATAGAAATAATTTTCCAAAGCTGCAACCGGAGAATCTCCTTTTCCTACTGTTTTGGCTTCTCCGATCCAGTAATATTTTTCATCGTTACGACTAAATGCACACCATTTATTTACAAATGGATTATACGTAACTAGAATTCCATAATACTTATCCTTCATATGTCCAAACTGCATAATATTTACGTCCATGCAATAGATGTGATGCCGTACCCGCCGTTGGCAATGCGAACTCTGCTGCATAGTTATCTTTGTTATCTTCAGACTGGAACAATGCAAAATTAGATGCATTTGGATATGTATCCCGGAAAGATATGCCTGTGGACTTAACTGAATTATCAGTAACCGTTTCCATCATCATGGTACGTAGATATTCCTGATCGCATGATGGAATTTTATACCAATTGAAATCCATTGCAATCTCTTTGTAATTGAAACCTTTTTGCTTACTCATTTTTATTGTTTTGATTTATATAATATAACGATTAAAACTCAATTATCAAAATTTACGTCTAGCAGAATCCGGTAGGTTATCTATTACCTTCCGAAATTTTGCATACGCCTCTAGGAAGTCTTTTGGATATAGCATGACATCACCGCTATATGTTTTTGTTTTTACTTGACGCGTTTCTATTTTAATAGCATACCGCCTGGCAGTATTGAATATATCTGCGCTTAATGAGCATCGACCCATTGGCTTTCCATAATAATCATATAATGACATATATGGTATTGTAGTTCTGTTAGTTTCCATCTATAAATCTTTTTCCTATTCCTATATGCATGATTACAGTTCGAGCTGTAAATCCTGGTAACCGGTTCTTTTCAAGCTTATCAATAATACGATCTATATGAGTGCCATAGAAGGTCTTTTTATGTACCTTCTTGGCTTTCTCACTTAGCTTGTATGTTATTGTGATTGGTGCGTCTACAAATGCCATGTTATCGCTTATCTACAAGAAAGAATCTTTCGAATTTAGCCGGACTAAATTTAGTTAACGGTTCATCTGAATAATCCATATCAAATCTTACCGCATACTTGCCTTTCTTAGTAATCTTGGCAAGAGTGCCAAAACATCCATTTCCATTAACGATATTATCGCCTATGTTCACATTACCTTCGTTGAGATTTACTTTCTCCCAACCATCTGCTAAAAATTCTGCTTCTGACATTAGTTAATTAGTTAATGGTTACTACATTAGGATATTCTGATAAGAATCCGGCTCTGAAGCCTACTGTTCTGAATGTATAGGTACTATCAGCTTTGATACTACCATATAGATCACTGGAATTGAACCGGAACAGAATGAGTGAATCCTTTACCTTAAAGGTACCTTTATCTGTATAGACGAGATAATAACTATTATCATTACCGTCTGATACTTTGGTGATTCTTTCTTTACCGGTAACGGTAGCTGTTTGAGTATCCCATTGACTATAATAAGTAACTGGATAAACACATACAAATGCAATAAGCACAGCAAATGCTATGAAATATAACTTTTTCATTTTTTTATTATTTATTAAGGTTTTCAATTACGGATTCTTCAGACTGGAATTTCTTGAACTCAGCCTTTACATCAATTTCAACGGTGGTATCTGGATAATGAAAGATTAGATATTTCACAAATCGCAATCTCATATAAGCTTGATCTTTCAGCGATTCCATATGCATCTCTAACATTGCATCATTCAAATGGCTCAGGACAATCATTTCAACTTTTCTCATTTTCTCTTTCTTTAAAGGTTATATCTAAAGATAAGAAAAAAACGTACGCGACCAACCTTTTCAGAAACTTTTTTTCAACTTTTTTTAGGTGAAGAAAGGATATACATTGTGTATATCCAATCCTCTGTACCTAAATATGAATATGTTAAACTACCTCGCATATTTCCATTTATATCCTGCTCCTTGTTTATACTTGCCTATACAACACCCATAAATACTGTCGCGGCCTACATTATATTTCTTAGAAGCTGTTTTTATACTAGGCAAAGTCTCAATATAAACATCTTCCAATGTATACACTTCAACTGCTTTACATTTACTTTTTCCAATCTTAGCTTTATGCTCCTCGGTTAATTTTACTCCTTTTAATCTTTTAGATAAGATATCTTTTACATGCTGTGGACATGGAACTCCTTTATTGTGCGGTACTAGTTTACCCGATCGATATAATTCTTTCATTTTTTTCGAATGGTCTGGTCGTTTAGTACCTGTTTTATTTTTAATAAAGGTAGCATATTTTTTAGAATTACGCAATCCATGTGATAGTTTATCTTTATATTCAGTTAGTTGTTGGTCTGTATAATTTATTCTAGTATTACCTCCGTTACCACCAACTGTCATGTTATATCCAATTGCACGATCTGTTGAATTAAGCTTATGTATCCAAATTATTTCTCGCTCTAACATATGTTCCTCTGAATCACAATATTCTAAAATTTCTTTTTGAAAATTGACTTTACCATATTTTTTAATAGCATTCTGTAAACTTAAACCAGAACCTATATAGTTAGGATTATTATGTTTATCCTTTCCGATATAGATTTTTCCATTAATTAAATTTGTTGTCTTGTATATTATCATAATAGTATCCATTATAATGGTTTATATTAATAAATATACAAGACGAACAAAATTTTATAAATTAAATTATTTCACAACTAGCTCCAGAACAAGCTAATTCTCCCGATAGATCTGTATCATCATCTAATTCAACAATCTTTGACAAGTCTATATTAGATAATGATTTCATTAATCGCTCATACTCGCTTTCTGTGATATCTTCGAATGGAGCTTGGTTATATGTATGATCTGAATATGGTAATACGGATAATCCATTATAATGCGCGCGTTCGTTCCAAAGCCACTCTCCTACAGAATCCCATTCATGATCTCGAATTGATATAGTAGCAGATACATTATGAGTATTTGAACCGGACCGGTGACCTGACTTGATCCATTCTAAATGAACTCGCTTTACTCTTTCTAATAATTGAAATGGTGATTCGGTTCTCAATATTGACCCAGCTGGTGCTTTTTGTGGTACTGATATCACAGCTGTATCATGTGGCCGGAAATACTCATCTTCAATTAATTCTGGATGATGAATAGCTAGATATGTATAAATAGCTTCATTCTTACCTACTCTCACTCGCCTAATATAATAATCATTGTGCCATGCATGAATACCAGATGACGTTCCTAAGGTTAATGAAGTTGTTCCTGCAGGTTTAACGGTTGTACATCTTGCTGATTTATTGATACCAATTAATTCTGCTACTCTGGCATTTTCTTCTTTAACTAGTTTAGCAGCGGACTTCATATTATAACCTAATACTGTACCTGATCCTATACCGGTCATTGAAATACCAATAAGAGCATCCTTTTCTGTTGTTCTTTGCCAAACTGGCCTTAAATAATGAAAATCGGTATATCCAGCTTGAAGTGTACCAATAAATGTAGCTGCCTTTACTCTGGATTCGTAATCTTCTTGTGATTCGATATCCGATGCATTTACCTCACATAGGTTACAGAATTGGTATGGTCTTAGTGCTATTTCACAACACGGATTAGTACCCCAATCTTTATCATTTGAAAGATATATGCCAGGTTCTCCAGCACCAGATGCTTCAATACGCTTCCAAAGGCTCATAAAGAACTCCTTTGTAATTTTATGTCGCATTAGTACTGCTGAATTATTAGCTCGGCCTCTCTGTGGATTCAATTCCCACCAATTACCAGCTTTACATGCAATCATTTCATCATCGTCTGCCGAAAATAGCGATATAAGTGCAGCACGCCTAATACCACCAGCGAGAACGGCATCAGCAATATGACAAACGATATCATGAACATCAATAGCTTTGAGCTTCTCGCCATTCTGTTTCTCATTTAGTATTCCCTCTATTTTTACCAACGCCTCTTTAAGAGGTTGAGGACCAGGTGCTTTACCACCTGATGTAACTAAACGAGCACCTTTTGGTCTAATATCACTGAAATCGAATTTCAGTCTAGACCCTCCAAAGAAATAGCTCTTCATTAAAACTTTTATAGCATCTGCCCATCCTTCAATTGAATCCGCAATTAAATATCTACGGTTACGTTCAAAATTAGGTTTATGTATTTCTGGTAATGCATCAACATGATGCTGTTGAACTGAATACCCTACTCCAGTACCACCTAACAACAAGAACATAACTTCTGAGAATGATCTCCAATCATCTATTGGTAAATACGCACAATTGTAAACTCTGTTTGGAGATATTTCAATAGGCTTACCACCAAACTGCAAACTACGCATTGATGGTAATACTTTTTTATCATATACAAATTGATATGCTGCCTCGATTTCATCTTTAATAGCAGGATATTTTTTGATATGCATTTCTTTATTACGTGTTACTAATTCTTCCCATGTTTCACGTCTTTGTAGCTCAGGCTGATATTTTGCATACTTCATATGTACTGTGATATCGCTGAGTATCCGGTTAGATAGTTCCATTTACGACCTTAATTTTTTTAATGATTATTTAATAACCGACGCGCCTCGATATTTATGAATTCTTATATAAATATGAACGCGCATCACTAATACGCTATATTTTGAGTTAATAAAGTTAAGTTTTTTTATCCAAAATCACCGCTCTTAATTTCCTTAAATTTTTGAGACAACATCTTCCTTGCTAATTCATTTCCATTAGACATTTGTTTCTGAGTATCTTTACCTTGTACTGAATTATCATTATAGATGTCAAATTGCCCGTTAGATGTATTCATTTTACTTGGCAATGTAATACCATCAGGACCGAATCGATTTTTAATTACGTGCCATCTACCAGTACCAGCTAATTTATCTGTTACCTTTCTAGATAGTGATATAATGAAATCAGCTACCATTACTTTACCATATGATTCTGCAATCTTATCCGCTCCAATTATATCTTCCTCGAGAGCTGACCGATTCGCTTGCGATGCGGTCCAGACTGGTATTTCATATTCCCCTGCTAGTCCTCTAAGGTCTTCATAAATACCTTCTAGTTCATGTCGTTTCTCTTGACCGTGTCCTCGTAGCAAATCGGCATAATCTACAATTACCACATCTGGTTTCTTTCCTTGCATTATGCATTTTTCAACATGTGATTTGATACCTAATACTGATACTGTTTTAGTTGGATAGTATTTGATAATTAATTCACCTTCAATCTTAGATAATTTCTCTTTTACCTCATCTTGATAATGCTTAAGATTTTGATTTGCAATGCCGGTTATAACTGAATCATACCGAAGACCAACATATGCCTCATTAAGCTCTAATGTATAATGCAATACAGTTTTGCCTTTTTTAACATTATGTGCTCCGATATTCATTAACGCCCAAGACTTACCAATACCTGCAGGAGCAACCATTACTCCTAATTCCCCTTTTCCTAAACCACCATCTGTTAAATCGTTAATAACATCCCATGGGGTTTCTTGAGGGAATCTAACCGATTCTGTATATCGTTCATCTATACTAGTCATATATTCGTGTCCTATATCTTTATCACCACCTGCCTTTAAAGCAGTGTCAATCTTACCTTTAATAGCCTCATACTCACCTTTATTTAATAGTGGTACTGAATCTAATATAGCTTTTTTAATTTCTTGATTACGGCAAAAATTAATAGCCTGTTCTTTAATAAACTCTAAATCTTCTGCACCTACATACTTCCATGCATCTTTTAAATGATCTACGATCTGAGTTTTAAGTATATCATTATCTACATCTTCAAGCTTGACTTTCATTACTTCAAGAGTTGGAGATGATTTATACTCCTGTCCATATTCCAATATAGTATCAACTATCCATTGGTTTGCTTCTGATTCAAAATAGGTAGGCAACAAGATATCAGATATCTGCTGCATAAATACTTTATCTGCCAATAAGGATGTTATTACTTTGATTTGGAATGTATATCCAAAATTAGCTAAGCGATCGGTCATACATCAATTATATAATAAATTTTTCAAATATCAAATGCTTGCGTAAGCATTTAATGAATTAAAAGAGTTTAGCATCCAACTATCAACATCTTTAATAGACGTGTATAATTTATCAAGCATGAATAACTTTTTAAACTCTAGTATATTTGTACGATGCACCGTTTCTCTCGTTTTATCTAATATCAGCATTTTCGCTGAACCAGAGATATCAACTTCCTGCAATTGCATTAATCGATAATTACGATCTAGTATACCGGAATCAATTCCAGCTTGTACTTTTTGATATATTTTAAGCTTGCTATTATTTACTTGATCTGCTGTATATTCTTTGATTTCATCCAATGACATTTTTTGTGTTTGTAACATTGGATAGTTTTTTATAAGTGTTTTTAACCCTACACCATCAACTCCTGGTATATTGTCTGATATATCCCCACTAAACGTTCTGTACAGAAGATAGTTATCACAATGGATATCTGTCTCTTGCACAACAACCTCAGGTGTATATAGTTTCTTTTTAACCGGACTCCACACCTGAATTCGATTATTAACTAATTGCAGGAAGTCTCTATCCGTTGATACTATAGTAACCTTCTGACTTGCCTTTGTATAAATCTCATTTGCAATATATGCTATTGCATCATCTGCCTCGATATTATCTATAGCCATAACTGTTAATGGTAGTAGATTTAGATACTCAATCATTCGAGAAAATTGTCGTCGCATCGAAGCTTGTTCATCTTCAATATTATCAAATTCTTCATGACGATTGAGTCTTGTTTTAACAGCTCGGTTTGCCTTGTAGTCTGGATATATTTTTCGGCGTCGAGCTGAACCACCTTTACCATCAAATACCACAATGCAACGCGTTGGCTTATGCTGCCGGATAACTGCAGCTAATGACCGCAGAAATCCGACAACACCACCAATATGGTCTCCATCATCATTTAAGGATGGTATTGCTGAGAATACTCGGATAAACATGTTAAGTCCATCCACTACCATAATATGACTATTTTGATTTTGGCCTTCCTGTTCTAACTTATCGTTATTGATTTCAGCCAATATCTCTTGAAACCTATCCTTCTTCATTTACAAATTCTTCATCAACGGAAACATCATCAATACCAATATCCTCACCTGGTTTATAAGTAAAGATATATGAATCACAAATTTTCTTGTAGATTTCATCACGCAGCTCATCATCTGCAGTAACTAGTTTCTCGAAATCCTTAGACTGGAACTTAACGTCATCTCCAGCATCAGTAGTATACGTGTACCAAGCGCCAGCTTGCTTAACAATTTTATGATCCTTCATGACATGTAACCATCCACCAAAATCATCAATACCTGATTCGAAATATATTTCATAATCAATTGATTTCAATGGTGGTCCCATTCTGTTTTTAATAACCTGAGCTCGTGTTTTGATACCTATGATTTGATCAATTCCTTTGACTTTCATTTTGATTTGTCCGATTGATTTCAATCTTAATCTTACTGAAGAATGAAACGGAATTGCTTTACCACCAGAAGTTGTCCATGGATCACCAAAACTTACTCCCAATCGCGTACGTAATTGGTTAGTAAACAATAGACAGATCTTTTCACGGCCAATCATGTTGGTTAGCTTTCGCATACCTTTAGATAAGATAATTGCTTTCTGAGTTGCATAACCATCCTTATCGTATTCTTTTTCCATTTCTGGTTTTGTTGATGCTCCCATTACAGAATCCACAACAATTGTAACCAGACGATCCTTATTAGATTTACGAACAGATGCGATAATACTCTCAATCGCCTCGAATATATCCTCAACCGTCTCCAATGGAACATATAACAGTTTTTGCAAGTCCAATCCAATAGCTTCTAAAAACTCTCGGCTAATAGCATTTTCTGTATCTATATACACTGCCATTCCACCTTGCTTTTGAGTATTGGCTAGAGCATGGGCAGCCAATAATGACTTACCCGATGCTTCTAGACCTGTAATTTCTGTTATACGGCCAACTGGAAATCCACCGTTAGGTCGATTTGATATAGCGAGATCAAGCATTGATGAACCGGTACCAACCCAGCCTTTTACATCAGCTGGTGTATCGGTATCTCCGTCTAGAAAGAAAGCTGTTTTATGATTAGTATTTTTAAATTTACTATTCAATGCAGCTGCTAACTCTCCGGCCAGATCATCAGTTTGTTCTTGCTTTGTTTTAGCCATTTATAACCTTTTCTATAAATTAATTGTTGAACAATTCATCAAATGCATCTGCAACATTATCAACTTTACTAGCTGGAGCTGGTTGTGCAGTATCATTTGATGCTTGTGACGTACTAGCCTCTTCTCCTTCTTCAGGATTCAACCAATTCTCTAAAGCCTTCTCTAGTTCCTCATAAGTAGGCTCTTTGAAGATATCCGAGATATTTGGTTGCTTGCTAGCTATTAGTTCAGCGATATTACGATCTTCAGTTATTGGAGATGTATTAGGTTTTACACGAATTGCTGTCTTAGGATATGTTCCTGGAGAATCAGATGGCGTAAATTCTACACTAATATCACGGCCGTTCATTGGATCCGTAATATCACCATAATCAGGATCTGCGATAAATCCTAATAGTTCAGTATAAACTGTTTTTCCAAAGCCCCAAAACTTAACACCTTCAGATTCTTTACCACGTACAACAATAGGTACATAAGTACGCATCTTAGGTTCCATTTTCTTACCTAGCTTCCATTCATCGGAATTACCAGATGACTTTAGCTTTTCAGCGAATTCAATTACCGGATCAGGACGACCATATGTCATTGGTGATAAATAATTACGCTTAGCTAAGTCGTAATGAAAATGCATTTCCAGGAATGGATTTTCTTTGTTGTGCTGATAAGGAACGATTCTGATTTGTTGCTTACCAGGTTCAGGCTTCCAAAGGTTGTTTTGCTTGGTTGTCTGATTTTGAAGCTTGTCAAGTTTGCTTCGGATTGCATCTAAATTAATTGCCATTTTTTAATCCTTTTTTTTGTTAATGGTTAATAATTAATTGGTAATATAAATACTTTCTTTCACGAATCCTAATGAATTGTAAAAAAGTATTGAAAAAAATTGTTAATTGTTAATTGTTAATTTATTTGGTATGTCGATCAATTATAATATGGATCTGACATATCATCTGGAATCTCAGCCTCAATGTTATCAATTGCATCACGAAGCATTTCCTGAATCTCGACTAGTGCATCTTTCATTGCAAATATACTATCTTCATCGATGGCATAGGACCCACGTCTAGCATTCTTAATTTCATATTGAATTCTCTGGGCTAGATCTAATACTTCCATTACACCTGTATCCTCAAACCAATATTCATCCCATCCATCACTCGATTCCCATGGCTTTCCATCTTCG